AGAAATAGACCTAGATACTCGAATAATTGACGTTCACATTGACAAGACGGCTGATGAAGTAAAGGTACAAGTTGAAATTGACGACAAGGTTATTTATGAATTTGTTGGAAATGGAGAATCAAAGCATTTACCTAAGGGGACAATTTGGAAAATAACGGGTGAAATGTTGAAACATTTTATCAAAAAAGGGTTTGGAAAACTAAAAAAGTAATACGATGTTTTTAACAGTTCAAGATTTTACGGGAAAATATCAGTTAAGTACGGGAATGTATGATGTGACTAAGTTACAAGATTACATTGATAAGTACGAAAAACGTTATTTAATAGAGTTATTTGGAGCGAAATTATACGATGAGTTTATCAGTGATTTGAACATTCAGAATGTTCCTAAGTCGCCAAACTTTTTAAAAATTTACAATCCATTTTACGAAAATATTACGTTTAGACAATTGATAATTTCTGAGGGGATAATTGAAATGTTAAAAGGATTTGTTTATTTTGAGTATTCAAAGGATCTAATCAACCAAATGACACCGTACGGAAATGTTCGCCCAATTAGTGAAAACTCGGAGCCAGTCAGCACGTTGTACACAATGATTTACGCACGTTATAATGAGGCGGTAAAGACGTATAGAGCAATCCAATTGTATATTATAACGAATTTCAATGCTCCAACGGGACAAGTGATTTCGATTTCATTAGTTAGTGGAGGTACAAATTACGTTTCACAGATTAACAACGGAACGCAAACGCTGATTTATGGGGATGGAAATTTGACTTTAAATATTGTTGCAGATAACTTTTTTGTTGTAACGGGCGGAACGGTCAATATTGCTGGAATAAATTACGCTACAGGAATACTTACAACGGTTGTCGGGGGTAATTATGACGCTCAATTTGAGATTACATACGTTGGAAAAGGAGATTTCACGTTGTTTAATGGTCAAACGAAACAAACTTGTTACTGGGTATGATAAACGAACTTTCAAATATTGTTCAAAATATTGTCTTAGACATTGACAACACGATTCAGGGAGTGTTTGACATAACCAACGAAAAGACGTATGCGTGTAAAACGAAATGGACCAGAGTAGGTAAAACAGTATTGTGTAATGGTGAAAACTTCTTAGTTACTGAATTAGAAGAGGATGAGTATTTAATTGGAATTAGGACAAATCCTTTTGTATTGCTTGAGGGTACAATATTTTTGCCTAGACCGTTGTTTATTCATGGAACTAAAAAGGCAACAAATAGAGAATGGACTATTTTAAGCAACAATGTGAGTTCAAAAACACCGATTATTTGGTTATTAGGCTCGTTAAATTACAAACAGTTTGGGCGTGAAAGCACGATTGATATTGAAAGTTCGTTAAGAATATTCTTTTTGGATGAAACGGATGTTACTAATTATTACACAGCCGACCACGTTACTCAAGTCGTTTATCCAATGGAGCAACTAGCAATGGAGTTTATCAACACTATCAACAAAAACAGAAATTTTAAAATTATTGAAGACTGGGAGATTATCGAATTTACGAGGTTCGGAGTTGAACAAGAAAACGGAATGTTTCAGAACATTTTGGATGCAAATTTATCAGGGGTGGAGTTAAGAATAACGCTCACAAAGTATAAAGAAAATTGTAAATGTTAATTAAAACAGAGAAAAAATGAGTATAGGATGTAATTGCGCTAGTGGATTAAGTAATACGGGGAGACCTAATTGCGTTTCACTTCAAAGCGTAACAAGTAAATTAATAATGGTTCCGTTGTTTGCAGCGGATGGAACGGCAAACTACATTGATTTGTCAGCGCCACTACCTGCGTGGATAACATTAATCAATGAGGCGGATGCAACAAAGCGTTGGTTCCCTTTGCCTTATTTTGAGAATGTAGAGTTACCGAAAGCGGATAGCCAATTTGAAGAGGCGAATTCAGGTCGTATGGTATTCCTTAGACAAGGGAAAAGAAGTTTTGCTGGAGAACTTTGGGCTGAAGATTCAACCCCTACATTATTAGGTAAATTACAAAACAACAGATGTGTTGATTTTGGAGTTTATATCGTTGATGTAAACGGAAATTTAGTTGGTTCAAAGCACGATGGAGGGTTGTATCCAATTCCAGTTGACAACCCAAGTTTTAACCCAACATTCACATTTGCGACTGATTCAACAACGCAAAAAATTATGTTAGGATTTGACTTTGACAGATTATTTGACGAAAGTACAATGTACATGATAACGCCAACAGAGGCTGGAGTTAATTTTAACGACCTTAACGGGCTTGTTGACGTTAATCTAATCAATGAGGTTATTGCAGCGGGTAATATTACATTTGACGCAGTATTGGACTACGGAACAGCATTGAACCCGATTAAGTTCTCAGGAGCTGTTTCAGCGGATTTCTTATTGTATAACAATACAACTACGGCAACTGTAACGATTACAGCGGTTGAGAATATTCCTTTAGACGGAAATTACACAGTTACTTATGTTGCTGGTGTAACGGCTGCGGATTCTTTGACGTTGTCAATTGATAAGGATGGATTTGATGGTGAGTTAACCTATGTTGCTGTATAATGTTTGTTCAGGTTGGAAACATTCAATTTGCGGTCATTCATTTGACTGACAAATCGCTCAAAGACGCACAGTTGTTGTTTAAGCACGTTAACCCATTGGTGGTAAAGAAAGCGTTTGACTTAGCAAATAAAGGTCTTAAAAAGCGTTCAACGAAGTAATATTAACGCAAAAATCTGAAAGGGAGTGATTAATTTCATTCCCTTTTTTGTTGTAACTTTGTAATCATGGGACTAATGGACACCGTTTTGGGGGATTTAATGGAACGTACAATACATATTTCACAAAAAGAGATATGGTTTTACGTCTTTTATGATACTAAATTTAAAAACGAAGTCTTGGATTTTATTCGTATTGACCAATTATTTGAGCAAGGGGTTGATGAGGATGATAGGGTTATCGGTACTTATTCCATTATAACTGAAACGGTTTACAATCCTGAAAAGGTAGCTGGATCGCATTACACTTTGAAAGATACTGGAGATTTTTATCGTAGTTTTATGCTCGAAGTATTACCTGACGGAATAGTTATAAACGCAGATGGATTGAAAGATGACGGAACGGACTTATTGGAAAAATTTACGGACAAAATTTTGGGGCTTACTGATGAGAGTAAAATCAAACTTATTAAGAAAGTCAAAGACAAATATTACGAAACAACACTTCGATTATTACGAGGGGATTGAAGAGTTACCGTTGTTTAATTGGATAAAATGTACTTCTAATGATTTAACGTTCGTTAGAAAGGATAAAAAAGGCACAGAACAAGAAGATATTGAAGCGTGGGAAAGAATTTATGACAGTTATATTGCCGAGTATGGACTAAACGAAGTCTACAAAAAGCTGTTGAATGCAATGAAGAAAAAAGCGTTGTTAGAAGTTGATTACATTTTGACAAGGGAACGTTTTAAATTGACAGAAATTGAGATGCAGATAGCGAATTTAGACGCTATGATGATGAACGGGGGGAACGGAATGACGATTGAACAATCGTTAATTCATTTGAGTAAATGGTTGGGGAGTTGGATAAATGCAAAGGATATAAGTACAAAGGAATATTTTAATTTAATGAGTGAATATGGCAAAGAAAATAAGCGCAAGTGATATATTTGCAGAAGAGGATATATTTTTAGGAATAAGAAATTCAGCCGAAAAAACGATATTAACGTTTCAAGAAATTGATGCGGAAGTTAAAAAATTGGGTGCAAATCTAAAAAAGGATTTGTCAGGTGCTGACTTTGGAAATACGAAAGGTATTAATTCATTTGTAACGGCTACTCAACAAGCGACTAAGGCACAAAAAGACGCTGTTGCTGTAACAAAAGTTTTGGCACAAGCTGAAAAGGACCAGGCGGCCGCAACAAAAGCCCTTATTGATATTGACATTAAGAAACAAAAACTCGTTCAGGAGGAGATACGAACAGCCACACAAAAGGCAAAAATAGAACAAGCAAACGCAAATGCAATAAAGAAAACAGCAGAAGCGTCAAAAGTTCAAATGGATTCGTATAAACAACTTGCTGCGTCAACTAGAGATTTAAAAAATCAAAGTAAGGAATTAGGAGCGCAATTATTAGCGTCAGAGAAAGCTGGTAAAATTGGTACGGCTGCATATGCACAATTGGAGCAACAATTTAGAGAGGTAA